ACCGTTTTTGTTATATTTCGTCCCGTGACAGATGAGATATAAATATTGTCGAATATAAAGGGAATCAATCTTTATATTCACATCAAGACGGTACTGCCTTTTTCCTCCGCCTTACTACAACCAATATAGGGGATGTATCGTGAAAAGGGGATTAAACACGACAGGATGTATATTGGCTGTAGTAAAGAGGTGACTAGTCTCTTTACACCCTGACTACACGCCCATGTAGTAAGAATCGTGAGTAATTACTATATGAACTATCATCAAGCTACGTATACAGCAGATCTTTTAAAATGTATTAATCCAAAACATATAGATTTTCTAGAACGAGTTCACTCAATCATGAGCAACACCCCCATTCGTAGAAATCAACATGACAGGAATATAGATTTATATCTATTTTCAACGCAGAAGGTGGATTCTGTGTTGAACGATAGATATAAATTAGAAACAGCATGACGAATGCGAGTTATCTCACACCCGCCACACTGGAATATGTCTTCATTTGTTTTCATTGGTCTTTTCGTCTTAACGCGGGTTCGTACCGCCTTGCCCGCCCTACTATGCGGTATACGTTACCGTGACATTCTCGCATAAGAACCTTTCACTTATAGGTGTACTAATCCTCTTCGATATGCTGTTGTCAAAGGGCTTGTACATATAATTTATAATTTTTAGCATTTTATTTAGTCCCCCAAAAAGTTCGCGTTTTGTTCGCTATTTTTAGATGATTCCAAGCGCTGTAGCAATCAATTTAACCGCACTCTGCTTCTTCTCATAGAAATATGTCTTCTTAAGTAGTAGATCATGATAAACATCTGAATCCTTTACTCTCTCGTTCGTCAGAAACTTACGCTCAACGATATTCCGCTCATCTTCATCTAATAAATTGTGAAGTGCTTTCTCTACCTGCTGCACCTTCCATTTACTCGTATTCCTTGAATCACGTAACTCAGGGAACAAGCTGATTCCTTCTTGCTCCACATCATTGCTAAATCGCATCTTGAGTGCTCTGTATTCCTTTAATACGCTCACTACTTCCTTTTGCACTTTCTTATCATCTACAACTGGTAATAAAGTTAATTGTCTCTCCATGAAGGAATCCCCCTATTTCTGAATTTGTCTTTTTAACATCACGTAAGGTACGTGAAATTTTACTATCTCTTTGTTGAATAAGGGAAACATGCATAGCGAGTAGCCCCCACCATCCACTCTGCATGGTTCCGTTATCCATTAAGCCTTTAATAATTTTCGTTTCTTGTTGGCCATCTTCTCTTTTGCTGCTTCAATGTTACTTGCTATCTTTTGATGGTCCTGATCAAATTGAATCATTCCATCGAACATAACTGGCGCTGCCGCTTCATCAACGTATTGTAAGTAATCAACTGGCGCTCGCTCTGTCTGTTCTACTAAGTACCCATAAATATCAAAGTCCGCTCTTGGTATAGACTTCTTGCCCTTCGGTTGATGAGACATCCTTACATAAGATTGAATGACTGATAGTGGTACAACGAATATTGACTTGTCCTTGCTAAATTCAATAAGGAAGAAACAAATCGCTCCCATCTTCTCTGCTTTCTCCAGGTAATCCAATTGGTGCTGTGCGATGTTCTTTAAATCAAATCGTCCGGGATTCTCTGTAGATTTCGCTTCAAATGCGATAGCTCGTCCTTTATACACACCATCATAGTCTACTGTACTCTTAGCTTCATAGAATCCTTTTGTAACTTGGCTGCCCTTACTCTTAATCACCTTCACAGGAGTCGGACGCTTGTTTATAAGCGCCACCCCACCTCTTTGATACATTTCATTCGCTAGATTGATAAGCTTTTCAAAAGCCATCCCGCGGTTTCCTAGTCCCATTTTCATTCCTCACTTTCTATTAAAAGGATTATTTTGTTGAGTTTTTATAGCCTCATCTACCTCCAGCTATTATAATTAGCTATTTCAAATTCACTTTTTCTTTTCAATGCAATTAAGAATTTCTTAACACTTTCATCTTTACACTCTTTTATTTCTTCATTTAAAATTTCTATTTTATCTTTATGTGGTTGTATTAAAATGTCTATCCATTTCATCCCTCTTCCTCCTGTATAAAACTCAACATTCCGTTAATACTGTAGACACATGGTTATCTTTCTCCGATTTCCTTATGCGAGCAGTTAGCTTTTGCTAGCTGCTCTTTGTTTTTCTTCCTGTCTCTTTAAAAACAATTTCGCTTTCTTAATAGCTTCTGCTCTTGTTTGACCTTCAGCTATACCTTTTAATCCAGCGTCATCCTTAATGCACAACATTTTCTTCTTGCCATTATCCATAACAACCTCAACATGCGAATAATAAGCACTGTGCAATGTATCATCTTCCAGAAGAAAACTCATAAATTCCGCACCGACTTTACCTGTAAACTCTTTAACCTTCCTCATATCCATTCCTCCTCGAATAAATTTCTAAACCTTGTTCATACTATAAATGCACTTGAATTCTGAACTTCCTTCTTAATGCTTTTCTGGAAAGCAGTTAGCTTTTGCTAGCTGCTTTTTCATATGCGCTCAAAGAATGATAAGAATTCACTGTAACTGAAATGTTCAAAGGCCCCTTTATCATTTTTAACAGCTATACCGACTTCATCTGGTGTTCTAAACATCTTAAAATCTTCATAGTTAAACCAATATTCTTTACCAATACTAAACCCTCTTGATTCCATTTTTGGCACAACATACATCCAATCTCTAAGGTTTATTAATAAATCAATTGAATCCTGTAAAAGATCTAGAGTATCATCCATATCCATTCCTCTTTTCTACAAAATGAAGTTTTTGTTTAGTTTTCTAACAACTCAGGGTTTTCGAAGACATTACCAAGTACTTTCATATCATTACTTCTCTCTTTATTAGCAAACATAAAGACCAAATATAATGGGAATTTGCTAGATTTAACACCTATTGGTTTGGCCATAAAAGCGCCATTATTAAAAATAACCTCGTATCGTTTAATAACTTGTCCCTCATGTTCATTATCAAAATAGTTTTCTTCGAATATGTCACCTTCATAAATATCTGTATCATCCTTGTCTTTCAGGCCTGTTTGCTGAACAATTTTCGCATCAATCTCATAAGCATAACCATTTTCATCAACATAACCATTTAACGTGAAGAACAATCCATCTTTGCTACTATACTGCGGAGTAACTTGTTCCTCTTCTAATCCGATTTCTAAGAACTTCTTTTGTTCCTTGTCCCATACACGTACTTTAGTTGTCTTCATATCCATTCTCCTTTTCTAATAAAATAGCGTTTTGGTTAAAATCTCTCACTCAAGTCTTCTAGCCAGTATGGTTCTTCAAGCCAATACCCTTCATCTTGATCGAAACGATAGTATAAAACCTCTCCATCTTCATTTACAAAAGGGTTTGTATATGTGTCATAAGGCTTGCTTCCTTCTGGATAATAAGTCATCACTTCTTTACCTAACATCGGGCAGTGAATTTTTCCCCATTCAATGGCATTTATCCAATTAAGTTCTTTCATTCTTTCTCCCTCATTTCTTAGCAAATAACGATTTTATTAAGAAATCTTTTCTAATTCATATTCAGCAAACCAAGTTCCAGGGTGTTCAACAATGTTATATTGTGCACAAGATGAATGTATCCCTTCGTTTGAGTTCTTCTTGTAAAACCACCAATGATCTACTGTAACTACTTCACCAGTTTCTTTAATTCGTACCGTTTCTCCATCCTCAAAAAGATGTGGCCTATTTCCCATTTTCACAAACTCCTTTCATTATAAAATCTGTATAAACAGTTTAAATTTCGAAAAACTTCGTGTTATAATGCTTGAAGGAATTTAATATAATTTCTTCATACAATCTCATGAGAGTTCGTTAATCACAGCCCCTTGACGCGCACCGTTAGGGGCTGAACTCTTTCAAATAAAGATTTTGTTATATTTCACCTTCGTGTTTTTTTATGATGTTTAGTACTTCATCTGCATACGGTTCATCTTGATTAACCACATAATATTTAGGATTTGAGTTCCGGCCTTCTTCTTCTCTCATAACCCCTATTTTTCGTACAATACCATCCAAAACTGCCAATTCACTTTGGGTTGACACTTTTAGGACATCCTCAATCTTCAATACTCCAAACTTCATATCGTCTCTTCCTTTCTTCAAAATAAGGATTCTGTACTACTTAATGAGTCACGTCACTGATATCAGCAGTTATCCAATCCGTATCAACATCTTCAATCGGCGGCATTTCCCCTAAACGTTCGAAAGCTATTTTTTTCTGTTTTTCGAGTAGCTCATCAAAATTACCTCGTTCTTCAATGATTAGTTTTAAATGCTCACCGACTTTTTCTAAAAATTTCATTGTATCTTCCTTAGTACTTGTTAACATCCAAACCTTTAGATTTATAGGGACACTTATAGCCTTCACACCTGAAGTTACTTCTGAAACATTAATAGCGTCACTTAATGGAATTGCACAAAAACGATATTTCCCCACTTTTATTTCATGACCTACTGCGGGCACCCATTCATCAAACGCTAAATGAAAACGTTGAGATTGTTCGTTCACTTTGATTTCCATTCCGTTTTCCTCCAAAATAAGAATTTTGT